GCGACTATCGCAAACGCGAAAAGGGTTCGCTCGCTCCTGATGGCCCGAAGAAACGCCGACTGAACGCAGAAGGTGCAAAGCGTTGGGCTGAACGCAAGCGCAGAGGCATTGCTGGCAAAGGTGGAAAGGACATTTCTCACACCAAGTCTGGACGGCTGACGACAGAAAACCGAACTAAGAACCGTGGCCGTAATGGCAAGAACGGTAGATCAACCAAAAAGTAAACCCCTTCTATGAGCCACCGATGGACCGTACCCCCCGAAGCCTCATGCACGAACTTCTCACATTTCGATCAGGCGATGCCAAACGTATGTGGAGAGAAGAAATTAAAAGAAGGGATGGGTACAGATGCGTCTACTGCGGAAGCAGTGAAGACCTGACAATCGATCATGTCGTCCCCCAATGCAAAGGGGGAAAGACAGACTCATCAAACTGCGTGGCCGCGTGCCGCTCCTGCAACCTAGCAAAAGGATCCATGCAGGTAGATGAGTTCATGGACACTGTTTTATCTATTGCATCATGACTGCAGAAACGATTACTAAGACTGCCTACCTGAATGGCGTCAAGCGCACCGTCCCCTACGGCTATGCCATCGACGACGTTGTGGCTACCCCTAACGCTTCCTACACCGTAGGAGAACTGATCAACCTGATCGAAGCTGAGCAGAACACCCGCGTTGGTTCTGGCACTGGCTTCGGCGTTGCTTCCCTCGCTTGATAATCATGCCCCAAGGCAAAGGTACTTATGGCTCTAAGAAGGGCCGTCCCCCTAAGAAGAAAAAATGAGCCTCTACCGCAACATCAATAAGCGCAAGAAAGCTGGCACCTCCCGTAGCAAAAAGAACAGCACTATCAGTGCTAAGTCTTACGCCAACATGAAAGCTGGCTTCCCCAAAAAGAAAAAAAAGAAAAAGTAACCACCACGGGGGCTTCGGCCCCCTTTTTTTATGGATGTCAAAGAACTACAGCAGAAGATCCAATCGGACTTCCGCGTCTTCCTCACCCTTGTCTGGCGAGAGCTGGACCTGCCGAAACCCACACGCGCTCAGCTCTGTATTGCTGAGTACCTGCAACACGGTCCTAAGCGCTTGCAAATCTCGGCGTTCAGGGGCGTGGGCAAGTCATGGATTACTGCTGCTTTTGTTTTATGGACCCTGTACCTAGACCCGGACAAAAAGATCATGGTGATCTCTGCAAGCAAAGAGCGTGCAGACAACTTCTCGATCTTTTGTCAGAAGCTGATAATCGACATAAGTTGGTTAAACCATCTAGCACCGAACTCGGACGATCAAAGGTGGTCAAGAATCTCCTTCGATGTTGGGCCAGCAAAACCTCATCAGGCACCGAGCTGTAAAAGTGCTGGGATAGGGGGCAGTTTGACAGGATCGAGATCAGATCTGCTCATCTTTGATGATGTCGAAGTTCCAAATAACTCGGCTACAGATATGCAAAGAGAGAAACTTTTGCAGCTAATTACTGAAGCCGAATCTATCCTTACTCCGAAAGATGATTCCCGAATATGCTTTCTTGGGACACCGCAGTCGACCTTCACCGTTTACCGAAAGCTGGCCGAGCGTAACTATCGCCCATTTGTATGGCCCGCACGCTATCCGAAAGACATCGGTCAATACGAAGGACTACTCGCGCCCCAACTTGTGGAAGACCTTGAGCAGGGAGTGGAGGAATGGACACCCACCGACTCCCGATTTGGAGAGCTAGATCTGCAGGAACGAGAGACCTCTATGGGTCGCTCAAACTTCATGCTGCAGTTCCAGCTAGACACCTCACTCAGTGATGCTGAGCGATTCCCTCTCAAGTTTGCTGATCTGATCGTCACCCCGCTCGGAAACGAGTGTGCAGAGCGCTACGCATGGTCCTCAGACCCGCGCTACATGATCAAGGATCTAAACCCCGTAGGACTGCCCGGAGACCGCTTCTACGGCCCCATGTACATCGATGAGGGGATGTGTGAGTACACGGAAACCGTCATTGCCTGTGACCCCTCTGGACGCGGTAGTGACGAAACAGTTGCCTGTGTCATCTCACAAGCCAACGGATACATCTTTGTCCGTGACATGAAGGCGTTCCGTGATGGCTATAGCGACGAGACGCTTAGCTCCATCGTCCGTATGGCTAAACGCTATGGGGCGTCCCGGTTGCTTGTAGAAAGCAACTTCGGTGACGGCATGATCTGCGAGCTGTTCAAAAGACACATCACACAGCAGCAGGCAAACGTAGTCACAGAGGAGATCCGCTCGACCATGCGTAAGGAAGAGCGCATCATCGACACCCTGGAGCCCGTGCTTAACCAGCACAAGCTGATCATGGACCCGAAGGTCTGGGAGTGGGACTACGCCTCCAACCCCAATGAGCCGCCTGAGAAGCGTCTGGAGTACATGCTCGGATCGCAGTGGTCAAGGCTGACGCGAGACAGAAATTCCCTCCGCCATGACGACCGTATCGACGCCCTGGCGATGGGAGTGCAATGGTTCGTTGACGCCATCGCTCAGAGCGCTCACAAGGCCCAGGCGATGCGTAAAAACCTGGAGTGGCAAGCCATGGTCACTGCCTTTGAAGAGCACCCCCATGAGGCCACAGATGCCTTAGTGCTGGGACGGTCCTTCCAATCGCTCAAACACCTTGGCACGACTAAGGTTTGGGACTGGTAGAAGGTATAAGGCCTATGTAGGCAGAGAGAGTGGTGCCTCTCTGTGTGGATTTTTATCACATGCGGTGAGTTTCCCCCTCGTTTCATCAGGGGGATTCACAACTCCCGGCACCCCCAAGCATTCAGGGTTTTGGTAGTTCCCTAGTTTGCTCTAACCTCTCTAAAATTCGCTCAGTGAAGCCCTATAAATCCCCTTCGTGGGGGGACTATAGGGGGGTAGTTTTTACCCAAACATTCAAATTGCTAGTGAAGATAGGCTTATTACCTATGTTATTAGTCTTATCTTTATTATTACTATTGTTTATTATTATTAGTGTCTACTACTCATAGTCCTGTACAACTAATTAGTGTTACTCCTAATGCAGAGCAACTGATTGCTTACTGTGCTCGGGTTTCTAATCCTAAGAATCAGAATAACCCCGACAATGAGAAACTAATTAGATACCTGATCAAGCATCAACACTGGTCTCCGCTAGAGATGGCTCATGTGGTGATGTCTATTGAGACCACTAGAGCTATCGGAGAGCAAATCATCCGTCATAGATCCTTCGCATTCCAGGTCTTCTCTCAAAGATATGCCGATGTGTCTTCTCTTGAGTTCGCTAAACCTCCTGCGATCCGTAGACAAGACACCAAGAACCGGCAGAACAGCATCGATGATCTCGATGATGCGACTAAGGCTGAGTTCAGTATCAGAGCTAAATACCTCTTTGACAGCTCTGAGAGGCTCTACAAGGAGATGTTGGAGGCTGGTGTAGCCAAAGAGTGCGCGAGGGATGTATTGCCCCTTGCAACGCCTTCTAGGCTCTATATGGCGGGCTCTGTGCGGTCCTGGGTCCACTATGTCCAGCTTCGATGTGGCAATGGGACTCAGAAAGAGCATCAGGACATTGCAAAGCTGTGTCGGAAAGAACTGCATAAAGCGCTTCCGACGGTGATGGCTGCAGTGGAATCCCTCAAAAAATGACAAAAATTTCCGTTCCCTATCCCCTAGAGCGAACGGACGCGGATCCCCCCGTGCCCCCGTCGGCTGTGGAAAACTCCGGGGGGTGGGGGGTGTTTGTCATCCCGTCAGCCAAAACCCTTGCAACCACTGGGTTGTGGCTAGTACACAGATCTAGTTCTGCACGATCTCACTAGGTCGGGACACATTCAGCACGTTGTTGATACTTAAGCGTGTCTTTTGTGTCTCGATTTTTGTGATGATCTGTTGTTTTTCTAACTCATACTCACTATGGATAAGACATCGGCAGCAATGCTCAGACATTCACTCATCGAGATGGGACAACGAATAAATACTCTTCTCGACTTCATCCCCGAAAACATCACCTGGAACCCAGGCGAGGATCCAACCATCGACGAGGCAGCGGACGCCATCCTCGCCATTGAGGAGGAATGGATCATCGACGAAGACCAACGCCGAGAGTTCAGCGTGATCGAATTCGACCACTGATCTGGTTACTCACCTCTTACACTCAAGGGGTGGGCTTAGTCGGGTCCACATCTACATCTATTCATCGCTTCATACCGTTACTCGCCACTGAGGGATGGCTAGAGCAGTGCCAGCGCGTGAGCGGCTGCATCCCTCTACACAAAACTTTGGTATGCTCACGGAGAGGATCAGGCCACACACTGTGTGTAACCTGTGAGCACTTACATCGCTACTGAGTTGTGCCAACAGCACTAGACCGAGTTCAGGTACTACTGCAGCCAACGGTCTACGCAGACCTCAAGACCTTGGCAAAGCACAACAAGCACAGCCTCAGCCGTATGGCTGCTGAGCTGGTAGTCCATGCCATGAACACACCAACGTTCAAAGCACAGCTTGAAGAGGCAGCGATCAAGTTTCCTCCGAAGCAAGACCCACGCATCGGGGCACCGCAGGCACAGTTCAGAGAGGAGATCACACAGGCAGCCATAGAT